GTCTGGGATGCTGCAAGCTACTGCATGCGTGGTGGTGCAAGATTGTGTAGTTTAACAGAACTAGACGCCAATGTAGTCGGCGGAAGTGGTTGCAGCCATGACAACCGCGCAATATGGACGTACACACCAATAGTAATGGTCATTTTTATCGTGGTTCAGGAATTAATAGTAATTCATTAAATGAAGGTTATGTCGTTGGTACAAATACTTCGCCTACTGGTTATTCGATCAATGAAATTGGTGTCAGATGTTGTGGTACTAGCGCCAGTGGCGGCGCATTATGGGAAATTTAATATATGAAAACTATTAGTTGGAAGAAAGCCTTTGATATTGCTACAAATTATCAAGAACAAGAAAAAATAACATTAATAGTGTTTGTTGATCAAGAATGTGACGTTTGTGGTGCTTTTATTAAACAGCTGCCACAGATTGAAAATTCAGATTATCAAATTTTTATAGTAGAGGACGGTAGAACTATGCCATTTACATTGACAAGTTATCCAATGGGTTATGTTTATATACCAAACTGTCCTACAGAAATGCCATTGCAAAGAATTGGCGGCGCGCCATTGGAAGTGCTAAGTATTGATAGTGAACGTCAGATTACTGCAATGAAAACTGGAAAAGACTACTACGAGGTTAGAGATGCTGACAGACAAACAAGAAAGCAAGCAGCGGCATAATACATGCAAAAGTTGCGAGCATTATAGAAAGATTATAGATCAATGTAAAATTTGCAAATGCATAATGACATTGAAGACAAAAATAGAAAGTGCAGCATGTCCTATGGGCAAGTGGGGAGACAACAGTTGGGAGATTTAAAATGAATATTCAAGAAGTTCGCAGACAGCGTGATATGATGTTGGCAGCAACAGATAAATTTTTAACCATTCCTGATTGGCCGCATGCTGAAGGGGAGCGTGATGCATGGATAGCATATCGCGAGTCATTGCGTAATATCACTACGTTAGCGGAGTTTAGCAATGAAAATAGTTTTTGGCCATTACCTCCAAGAAGATATGGTCCACTTAGTGATAATTCTAGTATTAATTTGCCAGTAGACTATCAAGACCAATACAGTTAATATCACTGGCCAACATTATCAGAATAAATCATAATACCAAGTTTTTAAAACATATAAATAGTCTTATAGAAACTAATCTGTAGGACTATTTTTACATGGCCGCTCCAAACTCAAGACAGACACTCATTGATTACTGTCTCCGTAAACTCGGAGCACCGGTCCTTGAGATTAACGTCGATGAAGATCAGCTATCTGATCGTGTCGATGAAGCTCTGCAATTTTATCAAGAATACCATTCTGATGCAATATACAAAGTATATCATAAGCATCAGATCACAATTACTGATGTAACAAATGAGTATATCTCGTTACCAAATCAGGTATTGTCAGTACAACGAATTTTTCCGATGTTTGAAAGTAATTCAAGCGTAAGTATGTTTGATGCAAAGTATCAAATGCATCTTAACGATATGTACAGCCTGGGATTTACCGGCAACCTTGCTAATTACTCACAAACAATGTCATATCTCAGTACGATGAATATGATGCTAAATGGACCAGAACAGGTACGTTTTAGCAGACATATGAATCGTTTATATCTTGATGTTGACTGGGAATCAGATGTAGCAGTAGGCGATTACATTATTGTAGACGCTTATCGCACAGTTGAGCCCGATACACATACAGCGATATATAATGATATGCTTCTTAAGAGATATACAACATCTCTAATTAAACAACAATGGGGTGCAAACCTTATTAAATTCGAAGGCATGCAGCTTCCGGGTGGTGTAACTCTTAATGGACGTCAGCTATACGATGATGCTGTTACCGAGATTAATGCTATTGAAGAAGAAATGCAGCTTAAATACGAAATGCCTCCTGAATTTTATATGGGATAGATCATGCCAACTAATGTATTCTTTTCGCCTAAAGTAAACACTGAGCAGTATATGTTTGAGGACATCATTATTGAGTCCATCAAAATGTATGGCCAAGATGTTTTTTATATGCCTCGCAAGATTGTTCAACGCGATCTAATTCTTGGAGAGGATATAGAATCAGAATTTAACACAGCAAATACCGTTGAAATGTTTATTGAAAACACCGAAGGATTTGAAGGTGAAGGTAATATATTCCAAAAGTTTGGTATGGAAATTCGTGACGAAGCTACATTCATTGTAGCAAAACGTTCATGGCAAAAACTTGTGGGTATATGGAACTCAGATATTAATGATGATAGGCCATTCGAAGGTGATTTAATTTATCTTCCTTTGTCTAAATCATTCTTTGAAATTAGCTATGTAGAACACGAACAACCGTTTTATCAGTTAAGTAATTTGCCTGTGTTTAAATTGCAAGCACGACTATTCGAATTTAACGATGAAGAATTTAATACTGGTATTGCTGAAGTTGATAGCATTGAAAATAATTATGGCTATCAGGAAATATTCTATTATGGATCTTCTAGTGGAACATTTACTTTCGGTGAAAGAATTAAACACATTATAACTGCAGAAAGAACTGGTTCAGCTGTTGCAACTGCAGTTATGAATCAAGTGTCGGGAAGAGGCGATGTTTCGTCTGTATCATTGACCCAAAGCGGATTTGGATATTCTTCTATTCCTTCTGTTATATTTGATGTACAACCAGGAACAGATTTTAGAGCTTCAGGATCTCTTGGTAATGGCTTAATACAGAACGATGTATCAAAATTTAATGGATCATCAATTTACCTAGACGATTCTACTAAGTATGCTAATGCTGCATTTAACGCCCCTAGAACTGAAGGTGCATTTGAATTCTTCTTTAAAACTAAAAGTTCATTAGCATATAACGGACAAATTGCAATATTCGGCGATTTTAATGTGGTACTAGATAACAATCAAGTCCAAGCTCATTATAAAACAAATACTGCTTCAGTAGCGTACGCCGCTTCTGATTGGAACCATTTAAAAGTATCTGTCAAATTGATAAGTGGAAACAACTATCAAGTACAAATTTATATAAATGGTACGCGACTGTATAACTTTACTGAATCTAACTCAGTTCCGATTATTATTGGTGCTGCTGGACATCATCACAATGAGCAAGCAGCAAAATTCTTTGGTCTTAACTCATCAAGCAATACTGATGCTACTAATGGTCTTTATATTGATTCATTCGCTCTTAATTCTTTTGGAATAGCAGATGCATCAACTATAACGGTTCCGTCATCTACTCCTCCGTCAGCTGATGTTTATTATGAGACATTCGCTCCTATTACTCCGATTGGAAGTGCGGTAATTAATGCTGCCGGTGAAGTTACATCGATCAATATTACTGAAAATGGCAGATTCTACGCCGCGGCGCCTAATATAGTAATAGGTACTTCCGGATCTCCAGATACAGCCGAAATAAATATGTCTGCACAGCTAGTATCGCATGATAACACTTCTATGACTATAAATCAGATAGAAACTTCCGATGGTGAATACCATGCTATTGCCGTTGGGCAATTATACACTGGGGTTGATAGTGGAGCAACATGTACAGTTACACAGATATTTGATGTGGCAACATCTGCTACAGACAGTACATTTACTACTGATTTAGCTGCACGCAACTTTAACTATGAGGATGAGGCTGATGATATTATTGACTTCTCAGAATCAAATCCATTCGGAGACGCAACATAATGTTTGGTGATCACTTTTACCACGCCGCAATACGTAGAACAGTAGCCGTTTTTGGTACGTTGTTTAACGATATAAATGTTTTGCGAAAAGGAAATGATGGAACTGCTAAAAATATTATTAAAGTTCCGTTAGCTTATGGTCCTAAGCAAAAGTTTTTAGCTAGACTTGATCAGCAGGCAGATCTTAATGATCCTAAAATTGCATTAAAGCTCCCTAGAATGTCTTTTGAAATTACTGGCCTTTCGTATAATACGAACACTAAGTTACAAAAAGGAATTAGACAATCCTTTCCTGATCCTCTTGATAATAGTAAAAAGAAAACAATATTAGGTCCAGTTGGCTATACGCTTGGTATACAATTAAGTATTTTAGCTAAAAACCAAGATGATGCATTGCAAATACTTGAGCAAATACTTCCATTTTTTCAACCAGAATATACGGTTACAGTAAAAGAAGTAAATAATACGTTTAAGTCCGATCAACCGTTTGTATTAGGCTCAGTATCATTAAGCGATGATTATGAGGGAGATTTTTCAACCCGGAGGGTTATTATATACACGCTAGACTTTGAGACTAGAGTTAATTTTTATGGCGGCATTAATTCACAAGGCGTTATAAAAAATGTAACTGTTGACTATAATAATAATAACGTAATTACTGATAAACCATTATCTAGGCAAACAGCAACAGTTAATCCGCTAGGTGCTAGTGAAACAGATATATACACAGTATCAGAGTCAGTTTATGATCCAAATACTCCGGATAAAATAATTCTCACTATATCTAATTTACAAGGTTCGCTTACTTTAAATGAAACTATAAGTGGAAATGTGAGTGGCGCTACAGGAATATTCGTATCGAAAATTGATAATAAGGTAACTTTAAAAGATATAACCGGTTTATTTAATACTTCAGATTCTATATCAAATGATGCAGGTAGTATAACAGCTGATATTGATAGCATAGAGAAATTATGGAACAATTAATGACTGATATAAAAGATGATTATGATTATGCTAGGTCTAAATATTATAATCTAGCTGAGAAAGGTGATGAAGCTATAGAACTTATGCTCGAATTGGCACGAGATTCT